CTCAAGTTCAGTTCGGCGGGCAGTAAACAGTATTTCGTACTTGCCCAATTGGTTTTGAACCACATTATTGCCGGTCAAGAAGTCATAGGGCTTGAATGCTGTTTTATTATTTAGGCACACATCGTCGTACATGCCCTCAAGCTCTCCGATGATCTCGCTGGTCTTCTCATTGAGACGGTCTTGAATAGTAGGAGTGTATGTTTTCGCAGCCGAGGAAGTTATTTCAACTGCTTCAGGTTCTGCTTCTGAAATTGCCGCACGGATAACTTGTTTTAGAAAGTCAGTGTGTCGTGTACGGAAAATCATTCCTTGACGGCGTGCCATAATCAGACTACAGGCTGTCATTGGGATTGCACGATCTGCTGAACGATCAAATGCCTTGACTTCTTCTTTGGTAAACTCAGTGGGCATGGTTTTAAGCCACTCTACCACATACTTCTTGCAATCCTTTTGATTGTAGTAATAATTGTAGTAATAGAAGCTACGGCGAAGGAAGTTATCAAACTCACTGTCTTCCCATTCTGCTGCCTCTTCTGGCCATTCGGGCTCGCCACCAGTATATTTTTCGTCTGCAAATGCTGCATTACGAACCTTGGCCGCTTTAATTTTAATCTTGATGCCAGCTACTGTTGCCATGTCAGATCCTTAGTAATTAGTAATTTGTTGATTATAACATCGATATCGAATCAAGTCAATTAGTACAAAAGTTTAGCAAAAGTTATCCATTGTTCCAGATTACTTATGGCCTCTTTGAACTGCTGATCCAATTCTAAATACTTTGGTGTTGTTTTTTGCAGTCTGCGGCAATTGACGCTCTCTTTACTTATTTCAGTCAGTATTTGGCTGCATGCTTTGTGCAATTTGTTCAAATCGTTTTTACCCTGCGGGTCATTGGTGGCCTGCACTTGTGAAAGCAATTCGGTCAATTGAGCTTGGTAGTTGTCCATTACAGTAATTATACTGTCTTTGGATTTTATCGTCAATCCTGCCATAAATACTACATTAGCGAGACCATATATGCCAAGACTCAGCATGTGGCGTGAAAACCACAGTAACGATTACAACTTTTTTGATAAACGCATCAGCGAGCAATTTACCATTGGTGGAACGGGCATTTTGCTGCACAAGTATCTTGGACCTTTGGCTCAGGCAAATGCGTATCCCACTACCAACAGTACCAGTATCAATACTAGAACTTTGACTTTTGCCAATGTTGCGAATTTTGAAGTAGGTCAGACCGTGGGCGGAATTGGCATACAAGCCAACACTGTAATTTTTAGTACCAATGTTCGAGCAAATACTGTTACCATTACCAGCAATGTAACTTCTACGATTAGTTCGGGCATGCCCATCAGCATTTATTGGAAAGACGCTACTCAACCAAATTACACCAACGAAAGTGCATTGAATATTCAAGACCTGTTGTTTTTGGAGAACAGAGATCGCAAGTACGATACCAGTGTATATGTCATGCGAGGCGTCTATACAGTCAGTGACAACGACTGGGACTTGAGCCAATTTGGATTACTACTCAGCACAGACACCATCGTGATGACCTTCCATCTGAATGACTGCGTGGCCATGATTGGTCGTAAGTTGTTGAGTGGTGATGTGATCGAATTGCAGCACAAGAAAGATTATTATCCGTTGAACGCGGACATTCCTGCTGTGCTTAAAAGATTCTATGTGGTACAAGATGTTACTTTTGCGGCTGAAGGTTTTAGTCAGACTTGGTGGCCGCATTTAATTCGTGTAAAATTAACACCAATGGTTAATGCACAAGAATACAAAGACATTCTTAATAACATTAGTTCAGGCGACGAGGCAAATACACCGCTGGGAGAAATTATGACCAACTTCTCCAAGTTGAATGAAATCAATGATGCTATTATTAGACAAGCAGAAATAGATGTGCCCACCAGTGGATATGACACTGATCCCTTGTATGTAGAACCACTGCGAGCAGATGGAGGACCAGGCGATCCAATCGGTACCAGAACTGATAACACTTTATTGACCACAGACAGCACTGTTACATTGACAGATTCAGGATTGGTAACTCCCAACGCCACTATACCTGCTTATTTGGGTGGGGACGGTTTGGCTCCGGATGGCTGGCCTGTGACTGCCAGTACCAGCTTCCCAACGCAACCAATCACCGGTGCATATGTACTTCGCACTGACTATGTGCCAAATCGTTTGTTCAGATTTGATGGCCGTCGTTGGACTAAAATTGAAGATGCAGTGAGAACCAATTTAACTCCTGGTCCAAATAACCAAACACAGCGTAGTATTTTTGTCAACGATACTTCTACATTCACTGATGTCGAAGGTAAAACACAACCAACAAGACAAAGCCTTAGCAAGGCACTGACACCCAAGGCAGATAATTAATGGCTCTACAACAATTTTTTTATGACCAACAAATCAGAAGGTTCATCATACAGTTTATTCGTATGGTCAGCAACTTTCAAGTTGAATTTGGCAAAGACAGCGGTGGCGTGACTGCGCTACAAAGAGTGCCGGTTGTCTATGGCGACAGTAGTAGACAAGTTGCAGCCATACTCACACAAAATAGTGAAAACTTTTTGCGCACTGTGCCGGCCATGGCAGTATACATCAATGCATTGACCTACGACAGAGATCGAGTACAGAATCCAACTTATGTTAATAAGATGCAAATACGCGAGCGCTATCTCAATCCCAGCTCCGGCGACTACAGCACCCAACAGGGCGATACTCTAACAGTAGAGCGGTTAATGCCTGTTCCTTATAGTCTGACATTAAAGTTAGATATTTGGACCAGCAACACTGAACAAAAATTACAGATATTAGAACAAATCTGTACATTGTTTAACCCAGCATTAGAAATTCAAAGTACTGACAATTATATTGATTGGACCAGTTTGAGCTATGTGTTACTCTCAGATATTCAATGGACCAGTAGAAGTGTTCCCGTTGGTACTGAAAATCCCATAGATGTTGCTACTTTGAGCTTTACTTTGCCCATTTACATCAGTAGTCCTGCGTTGGTCAAACGCATGGGTGTTATCCAGAAAATTATTGCCAGTATCTATGATGCCAATGGTGACATAGATCAAGCTATCTACGATGAAGCCAATTTATTAAGTAGACAGTATCTAACTCCACTGCAATACGGTGTTATTTTATTAAACAATCAACTGAGTTTGGTAAGATATGACGAGCCCACTACTAATCCAATTGGTGAACAAGTTGTTAAAAAAATTACTGCAAATACTGTAGCCAACACTACCATAGTTGTGTCCAGTAGCCAATATGTTGAACCAGGCATGGTGGTATCTGGCAGCGGTATCACAGGTAATTGTGTGGTATTGAGTGTTGCTGGTAATACTATTACTACCAATAAACTGATCACTGCCAATGTCAACAATCGAGTAACATTTACTCTAGTATCCAGTTATACTGGTACCAGCGAAAAATGGCGCGATTTAGTCAATGTATATGGCAACTTGACCAATGGATCCAGTCAAATCAAATTAGAAATGGCAGACGGTAATGAAGTAGTGGGCACAGTGGCCTATCACCCGCAAAACGAAAATGTATTGTTATGGACTGCAGATATTGATACAATACCTGTTAACACGCTGACTGCAATCACAGCCATCATTGATCCCGAAAGATCACGACCAAATGCAGACTTGATTGCTCCAACTGCGGGCACTAGGTATCTGTTGGTCAACGACTACATTTCTGCACCAGGTGCACCTCCTACCTACGACTGGAGCAGTGTTGGTGGCGTGCCGCTAGTAGCGTATGCCAATGATATTATTGAATTTGACGGAGCATATTGGAGAGTAAGTTTTGACAGCAAAACTGCCACAACCATAGAGTATGTTACTAATTTGACTACTTCGACACAATATCAATGGACAGGCGACACTTGGGTCAAGAGCTACGAAGGGCCTTATAAGGCAGGGCAATGGCAGCTAATTCTTTAAACAGCAGTTGTGGTGCATTAATTTATTGCACCAAAACAAATAGATATCTATTTTTATTGCGTGATGGCAGCAAGTTTGCCAACACCTGGGGTATTGTGGGTGGAAAGATAGAACGCGATGAATCTGTACTAGAGGGATTACAGAGAGAAATTCAAGAAGAGCTGGGTGGGGAAATAAACGGTGCTAGAGTAATTCCAATTGAGCAATACACCAGCGAACGCAATAATTTTGTCTATCATACTTTTTTAATTAAAGTAGATGAAGAATTTACGCCCGAGCTTAATAATGAACACAAAGGCTATTGCTGGGTCAAGTTGGACGACTATCC